TTGTAGAAGAAGATCTTCTACGCCACACAGTATTGAACACTATCAGACAATACAAACAAACTCACAGGCATGTAGATCATGGTGGGTTTGTTATTTGTTGTGATTCGCCGAAGAACTGGCGAAAAGAGTCTTTTCCAGAATACAAAGCAAATAGAAAAAAGAAAAGAGAAACCGATACTACGGATTGGACTTCTCTTTTTGAATTTCTTCATCAAATGATTGATGACTTGAGAGAATACTTTCCTTACAAAGTGGTTAAGGTTGAGGGTGCAGAGGCAGATGATATTATTGCTGTTTTGACTCAGGAAGAAATGAAGAATCCTACTACGATTATCTCAAGTGACAAAGACTTTATCCAGTTACAGAAATACGAAGGTGTTCAACAATGGTCACCTCTGACAAAGGATTGGGTAAAGGGTGATCCAGAGGCTTCACTTTGGGAGAAACTTGTCAAGGGAGATGCAGGGGATGGTGTTCCAAATATACTTTCTAGTGATGATACGTTCATGGTAGAGGGTAAAAGACAGAGGCCAATATCTAAAAAGAAGATGGAGATGTGGAAAGAAGACAGATCTTCTTGGACTGATGAGATGCATAGAAACTTCAATCGAAACGAAATGATGGTAGATTTGGAAAAAACTCCAGAATCAATTCGTATAAATATTATCAATCAGTTTAGAGAACAGGTTCCACCGCATGGAAGATTGATGGAATACTTCACTGAAAAGAGATTGAAAAACCTTATGGAACACATTGAAGAATTTTAGTTATGGCTACAAGTTTACCAGTAATCTTTAAGGAAATTGCTAAGGCAAAGAATAAAGATCAAAAGAAAGAACTAATATTAAAATACGATTGTGTAGCACTTAGAGAGATTCTAAGACATGCTTTCGATCCTAATATAAAGTTTCTCTTACCGCCAGGTGCACCCCCTATTCAAAAATACCAAGGAGATACAGACGAGCCAAATCCAACATATTTGTACTATCACATTAGGAAGTTGTATTTGTTTGTTGAGGGTGGTCGAGAGGGGTTATCTGACATGAAAAGAGAAGTGTTATTTACACAGATATTGGAAGGAATACATCCTTCTGAAGCAGAGCTTCTATTACAGGTCAAAGACAAAAAGATCAAGTGTAGAGGCTTAACCTATAATTTAGTGAAAGAAACTTTTCCAAATTTATTACCATGAGTATTAAAACACTAGAGGAGCGAATAGTCAATTTAAAAAAAGTGTCCGCTGGAGTGGAGACTACAGAGCAAGCTGAATTGCGTCAGTTGGATATGAGGGGGGAAGATCCATATCGAATAATGGTGGTTCTTGCTAAAGAGTTTGGTGTTCAAATTACTATGGATTGGGATTCAAGTATTTCCAAGTTTTCCACCGAGATAGGTGGTGTGTCTTGGTATTCCGATTTTGACTACGCCACATACAAACCCCAAATTAATGAATACGGCAGTATTGCTAGAAGTCCCCGCCGAGGTAGAAACTCTCCTTTTTAAATCTAATATCTTAGACTATTAGATATTAGACGAAACTCAAATTTAAGAGGAATATGAAGAAATTCATGTTATTCTTGGGTGT